CATCTATCTCAGCCAACTCCGAACTCGCTTCAAGTGCGGCATGATAAATAGTCTCGAAAATGTGTGCATTCATAAGGCGGGATTCCTCACAGTCAAATTGAAGACCGCATAGGATGAAAACATCTGCGAGTCCCTGAACACCGAGACCAATTGGACGATGTTTCATATTAGAGTGACGAGCAGTTTCAACCGGGTAAAAGTTGCGGTCAATAACACGATTCAGGTTCTTAGTGACAATCTTAGTGACTTCGTGGAGTTTGTCATAATCGAAGGTTTTCGTTTCCTTGATTACATATTTTGGAAGTGCAATAGACGCCAAGTTACACACAGAGGTCTCATCCTTGTCGGTATATTCAATGATTTCGGTGCACAAGTTAGAACTCTTAATCGTACCTAAATTTTTTTGGTTACTTTTCTGATTGCATGCATCCTTATATAACATGTATGGAGTTCCAGTTTCAGTTTGACTCCTAAGAATGGCCTTCCAAACTTCTGCAGCTGGTACAGTCGCATTAGCTAGACCCTCCTCTTCATACTTTGTGTAGAGAGCCTCAAACTCTTCACCGTATACATCAGAAAGACCCTTAGCCTTATCGGGACAGAAGAGAGACCAATTACCACCTTCTTCAACCCTCTTCATGAAGAGGTCAGGAATCCACATAGCACTGAAAAGGTCTCTACAACGTGCCTCCTCATCACCTTGGTTGAGACGAAGTTCCAAGAAATCCATGATGTCCGCATGCCATGGTTCAACATATACAGCAATCGAACCCTTGCGACGACCGGCTTGATTCACATAACGAGCCGTGGCGTTGAAGACCCTAAGCATTGGGATAATTCCATCAGATTGACCATTGGTGCCTCGAATACGAGACTTATTAGCACGAATATCGTGAATATGCATACCAATTCCACCAGCCCACTTTGAAATTTGAGCACACTCAGTTAGAGTTCCATAAATACCATCAATTGAATCACCCTTGTTCGCAATCAGAAAACAAGAGGACATCTGAGGTCGAGGTGTGCCCGCATTGAATAGAGTGGGTGTAGCATGGATGAAGAAACCTTGGGACATATTGTCATAGGTTTCGAGAACAGCTGGGATGTCTTTACCATGAATACCAATAGCAACACGCATAAACAAATATTGAGGAGTTTCAATCAACTTTCCTTCAACCCTTTGGAGGTAACTTTTTTCGAGAGTTTTTAAACCGAAATAACCAAAGTCAAAATCTCGGTCGGTTTTAATATGTTCTTTTACCTGTTGAGCAACCTCAACGACTTCATCTGTGATAATATTCGCCTTCTGAAGCTTTCGCATTGCGAGATGAAAGTTATTGGGGCATACTTTATGAATATTGCTCGCAATAATACGAGTTGCGAGAACTTCATAGTCTGGGTCTGACGTAATCAAACCAATACAAATTTCAGCAGAGAGAACGTCTATTTCCTGTGTGGTGATGTTATCGTACATTGATGAAAAAACCTGCTGAGCAATTTTTTGGGAGTCGCATTTGTCTGAAAGTCCAGACGTTAAATTCTTGATCCTATTGGTGACATTATCAAATTTCATATCCTCAATACGACCTGAGCGTTTAATGACCCTCATATATCTAAAGATCCAATTTTATTTTTAACTTACTTCTTGCACTCAAGGTCTTTACTCCTCACAGGAACAGTTCCGACAACCTCCATCTTACGATTGGGTTGGAGTAAGTAGGTATTCACAAAGAAAGGACCATCCTCACCAGGTTTGGCAACTGGAGCATATGATCCCACGAAGCAGGCTGGGGGCTCACATGGAATCTCCTCAACATTCTGGGGCTTGCTGGCATATACTTCATTGAAGTCAGTGAAGTTCAGCATTTACTATTGACACACAATTTTTTTTCGGTGACTATATTAAATGTGTGACAATCTCCACCTCGATTCCATCAAGCAGTGTGAGACTCCATTGAACACTTTATTTTTTTCAGAGTTCAATAAGAATCTTCTCCAGCGTGGGATTCGTCAGACTTTTAAGAATAAGACTGATATATCAATAGATTACCAAAATTCGGATGACCTCTATGGTATCATGCGAGTCGTCTTCATTAATAACGCTGGTGATCATTTCAGTAAAGTGAATGATCAGGTTAAGTTCATGAATTCTCGTGTAATCGAGACTGCACTTTCACAAATCCAGACTGGTGTTTCACAGTATATTACATATGTACGTGATATAGATACCCTCAGTGTTCCCATCGACCAACCTATAAATACCAGTACCACGGGTAAAAAGATAGACTTCAATGATAAAATCGGTTTCAATTAAAGAATAGGATCCCTAAACTAATAAGTTATGAGTTTAAACTATTACAAATCTGAAACTGAAAAGGTGTGTAAATCTAAGGGTTGGGATCGTGCAGCAGTAGATACAGTTTGGCTTCTCCTGACAGAAGAGTTTGGTGAGCTAGCTTCTGCAATTAGACAATACAAGAAGACCTTCAAAAAAACAAACCTAAAAAAAGAGAGAGGGCAAGATGTAATGATGGAAATGGGTGATGTATTCAGTTATTTATTTCAACTTGCGCATATGTTAAACGTTGATCTAGACAAAATGTGGGAAGAACACCGTTACAAAATGAAAAATAAAAATTATAATCTGAAGTAGTAGTAACAACGATGAGTAAGTTTATGCTTAACGATGATGATGCCATCGACGATGTGAACCCATTTGTCACACATGATTTCTCCCTTCCAGGAGGTGTGAGACAGACGGGCGATTTCGAAGATTTTTCCGAGATGAAGCAATTGAAGACTATCGAAACTGATAAGAAGAGTGTATTTTGTAAAACTGGTTTGTGTAAGGATCAAATTGAACCTGACGTACTTAACAGGGAAATCCACCCAAGGAGGAACTTTTCGTGCCCTGAGACAAAGACGAAAGTGAAGGTTGGTGTATCCAATCAAAAGCTTCCTATTCGATGGATCATTATTGCGATTTTGATCTTTATTCTAGTTCTATTATTTTTAAGACGTTGAAGAAGTACTCCAATCGTGACTTCTTAACACATGTTTGAATTATAGTTGGTATATGTTCTTCACAGAACTCTTTTATGAACTCCATCTGCCAAGCACTCTCCATGTTTACACGGGGTGGTTGGAATGTTGGATCTAAAATTCGAGATGCGTGTGCGACTCGCACGTATGACCTATTATCATGTTTATAAGACACGAAGTTTTCAAGTACGAGCTCCGCCATCCGCTGTCGAACTTCGAGTGTATCTGTAACCATTGTATCTAAAAACTTATCATAAGGGATTGTGCGCTTCTCTGACATGATAGCGGACCAATCTGCATGTGGTTCGGTGTTTATATAGTCTGTAAAAGTGGTGTATCCCTGAGCAGATATGTATCTATCATAAACTATTTCTACGTATGATAAATCGGAATCAACATCGATTATATGTTTAGCCGATTTTACAAAAGAGGTCATGTAACTTTATATACCTTGAAATCTTTAAACGCCTAAGTCGATTCTCCATCAAGTAGAAAAGTATGTCCAAAAATGTATTCCTCAATTGCTAACAACAGCTTTTCGTATCTCTTGACTTTAGATGATATGCGAAAGAACCTACCCGATGATACACGTCCTTCATGGATAAAAATAACGACCATAACGATGATTTCTAAGTTTGACAAGGAGATTGATATAAAAAAATTACGTGCTTCGTTTGAAGAAGTTGGGTCTTTCAAAATGCGACGCAAAGGGATGACTTCTGATGGATTTGAATGGACGCTGAAACCTACTACATTTTACAATCAAGTGACACTGACGTACAATGATACGTACAGTAGAAAATCTGTTAAAGTGTTCCCAAATGGTAGTGTCCAAGTTGCGGGATGCTGTGATCTTTTCGATTGCAAGCGAATTATTACACAGTTGGTCTATATTTTCAGTAGGTTTTTGGGAATGAAGTTTGAGGAACCTGAAAATTGTTTCCGAGTTGTGATGATTAATTCTAACTTCAGTCTAAACTATAATGTGAATCTCATGAAAGTGGCTGATTGGTTTGAGGAGTACAGTGACATATTTAAGGTTTCCTTTGAACCAGACCGTTATTCTGCTGTTAAAATCAAGTTCAAACCAGCCCATGACATGAAAGAGATAACTTGTAGTATTTTCAGCACTGGGAAGATCATTATTACGGGAGCCGAGACTCTCAAGGAGATTGCTTTTGCTTACAATATCATCAATCATCACATCAATGAGAACCCGGGTATTCGAGTTTCTCCAACTCAAGAGACTGATGTTTTCGATGTATATTTGGGCTACAAGTGTGATACACTCATCAAAATTCTCAGAGAAAAGGGTTTCAATTCTTGGATGTACACAATTACCAACAGGCAAATTAATTTCTGATTTTATAGTAACAACAATGTCTCAGCGACTTGGTATGGCCGATGGTCGCTGCTTCACCATTAACTCGTCTTCTCAACTCTTCAACAACTACGTGATGAAAACTAACGGTATTTCTTTTGAAGATAACTATTCTTACCGCCAGCTTTTACAGAAACAGGGTCCCGGTCTTCTTTCGAAAGTCCAGGAGGAGCAAGGTAAGGCAAACTGCAACAATTGTGATAAACCTCTCGTCAAGGTTCCCGGTATTTACTAACTGAGAGAAATCACGAAAAAAACTTTAAAACCTTCCTATAGAATGTCGACATGCAGCATATGTCTTAATGAAGTCAGATCAACGAGGACAAATCCTCCGATCAGATGCGGACATGTGTTTCACTCCCACTGTCTACAGGCATGGAAAGATCAAGGTAAGAATACATGTCCCACGTGTAGAAAAGTATTTGACACCTCTCAGTTTAAAATTATCGTCACGATTCAGAACAATTACACAGCAGTGGCAAACTCTGTGTCCTTGAATGAGGAATCTACATTTGACGTTTTAGATTTATTTGATATCAACTTTGATGTAGAGAATCAACCAGACTTAGACAGCATTCTTTCGGACTTTGGGATGAGTCTTACCGACTTTGATTCCGCGATCCTTGACGCAGAAAGATGAACAGTACTTTTCATAGTTGAGACCCGGGTAGTTCCTCGAAGCTTTACGAGGATCGATAATAGCTTTACCATTAGCGTCAGTCAGAAGCGGCCCAGTTGCCCAACCACGCTTGTGACTGAATACATTGGCTTTAAATGCTATTCGCTTACCAACTTTAAACGTACCACCCCTCTTTATCCGAGATTCTGGAACTTTAAAGAACTTGGCTACAGTAGCTACGGTATCCTCGGGCTTTACCCTGTATTCAACAATACCATGTTGCCTATAAAAATGAAAATCACCTTGACGAATATAGTTTGTAGGGCGCCCGGGAGATACAAACATCATAACTTTGAAATACCCCTTTTTACATTTTTCATCGGCTTTTACCCTGTACACTTTTTTAGGATTATCGGAAACGACCCGCCTTGGAAGATTTTTGCAATGTGTATAATTATGATAACGATTTGAAAGACCTGAACGATCACCAGGAATTGATTTCTGCCACCGATATGCTTCATAGTCTCCTACAGCATACGCATAACAGTTGTTATTTCCTATACCTTTGGAAGTTCCCCACCGTCTATTGGTGAACTTTTTTTCGGAACCACTCAGAGGAAGCTCCTTCATATGTAAGTTATGTAGAAAAAAAAAATATTTACTTGTAATAAATGATCAAGGAAGTTACCAAGTCCGATACCAAGTCTGACGCACTCGCCGAGTTTCTCGTATTTGTTCTGTCTATCCTTATAGGCACCTTCCTTTTGCGTTTCATGTGGAATCGCTCCCTCGTGAAGCACATCACCGTACTCAAGCCAATCAACACGATGCTTGACGCTCTCGCTCTTTCCCTTTCCCTAGCCGTTATACGCGGTGTTTAAACTTCCTTGTATCCGACAGTTTGCTCATCATTGGGGTGTTTAAGAGTTGGAAAAGCTTTCATACCCTTACACTCTTCCTTGTCACAATCGACAAAAGTGTGGGCCTTACCATTCTTCTTCATATATTCCAACTGTTTACGAGTCCAACCACAACCCATGGTCCCATAAACAGTCCATTTATTACCGTCCTCAACGGGAGCCTTTTTGGCCTGACCAGTTTTTATAAGAATGATCACACAGATAACAGTAAGAATAATGAAAGCGAGCATATTTTATTATAGGTAAATATTAAAAATGTCTTCAACTGTATTCATTATTGGAAACAAGAAAGTCGCACTCAAGTACACCAGGAAAATGCCCCGTGGTGAAGTTGAACGGATGAAATCATTCGTCACTAAGAATGGTGAGAAACTCGTCAAGACTCCAAAGTTTAAGATACTCTCTGAAGTTGACGAGGGTACGAAGAGGGTTTTTAAGGTTGACAAATCTTCTTTTTGAGCATATTGCGTTCATCTTTATCG